TCGTCGGCTAACTGTTTCTCTTTGGCGCGTTGGTCGAAGATTTCTTCTAGGTCTTTGCCTTGCGCTGCTGCCATATCCGTTAAGCTTGATATACCCATCGCATAACTCATTTGGTGCGCTTGCATATCTTTTACGGGGTCAACCCACGTCCAACCACGCGGCTGCCAACGCACGTCACTGAGGCGGTCAAAGTCAGCATCTGCAATAGATAGCGTGGGCAACGTTTCGCGTAGCCATGCTTCAAAGATAGGTTGGTGCAAGCGGCTAATAAGCCACTGTTGACACGCTTTCCAGCGGTCACGTTCTTCGATGGTGCCAGCGCGTATGCTGGAAAAATTGACTTGCGTGAGGTCGCCAGACAGCGCGTGATAGGTGACACCCAGCCCAGTAGCAATGCCTTTTAAAACGCCGCTCACATAGTCGCTGTAGGCGCTTACCGGGTGATTTGGGTCTAGTAGCGACACAGACACTCCGGTGGGTAGCTCTAGCATGCCAAGTCCGTTGACGCTGTTTGGTAGGCCGTAGTCTGTGGCTTGATCTTCGTTGTCTAGCCAATCGCCGGTTGGCGTTTCGTACACGCCAACCTTTTTGGCGCTCATTTCAGCCGCTGCCATTTCGGCGCGCTCATAGCGGTTTAACATCAGCATGTGAATCATTACGCTAGCCATCCAGCTAGCGCCACGTATCTGGTTGGGACGGTCTGACTTGTATATGTGCAGGATGTTTTCTGCAGGTACGCGCTCAAACTCTGCTTGGTGCTGCACGCCAAAAAAACTAGGGTTATCGGTTGGGTTGTTCTTATGCAGGTAATAGGCGACTGGCTTACCTGCCTGATCCATCTCAATGCCTTGCAGAATTTGGTTTTTGCCACCCTGCGCAGGTTGATTGAGGTTGTGGTCTAAAAAGTCGCCGTCGTAAATGGCTAGCTTTAGTCCGTCGCCGCGTATTAGGCGCACCAATACTTCGCCATCACGCGCGCATGTACGAATAATTAGCCGCTGTATCTCTACCCAATCTAGGCGTCCATCAAGCGAACAATTCTCACGCCTAGACCATTGCGCAAACGCGCGCTCAATAGCGCGGTTTGCTTGCGTGTCTAGTTTGCCCCGCCTTGTGCGTGCTTTGCTTTGCAGCCGAATGCCATGTTCGCCAATGGTGTTGAGTTCGGCTAAACCTAAATATTTGTAGGCATAGTCGTTATTTTGCTCCAGATCTCGCGCTCTCGCCCTTAGCGATCTGCCCTGCTCCCTCAAGTCCTTATTAATCGAATCACTGTCGGCAATCCAGTCTTTGACGACTGTAGGGCTGGCGGCTGCGAATTTGCGCAATGCTTTGATTGTCATGGTCGCACCGCGAAGGTTTTGCGTGTTTTGACGTTTATTTCGCCTGCCGTTTGGTCACGCATTCGTATGACTTCACGCAAATCGCTGTATGACATTGAACGCCCCGCAATGCTGTAGCTGCTTGCGGTCTTCGTCGATAGCGTAATGATGGCGGCGTCTAGGTTGACCAGCCGCTTGCGTAAATGGTCTATCGGGTCGTCGGTGCTGGCGTCACGGTTTGCGACGACAACCAGTTCGCCAGACTTGATGGTGATGCGCTCAGAGTTAGAGCCTTTGGTCAGATACGCTTGATAATCGTAGCGCCCGACTGCGTAGTTTGCCGTGGTCGCACTAGCAACCTGGACGACGTAATCGCTGCCGCTAGCGGACGCTGCCACTTCAATTTCTGTGGAACCGCTGCCCTGCAAACGAAAGACATATTTGAGGACGTATGCGTCGTTAGCGTAGTCGGCGTTTAGGTCTGTGCGCTTCCACGCCAGAAAGTCACCCGCCACGATCTGCGTCGGTTCAGTTTCTGCGAAATTAGCCGCATCAAAAAGATTTGCCATCCATGCAATGTGAATGGTTGTCTGTCTAGTTTTAAGGCAAAAACTAGACTTTTTGAGTCTGCCAAGTCTGCCGCTGTGACGGGCAAAGTCCGTCAAAGTCCGAATTACGGACTCAAATAAACTAGTAAAAAAAAGTAACTACGCCTAGCTATGGCTGGGTATGCCCATATGACGAACTAACTACGACTAACTTCGCCTAGCTACGCTTGAGCATAGTTAGTTAGTCGTTGCTCATTCGTTAATGATTTGGTAGATGCGCGCCCGGCTGATTCCGAACGCTTGGCGCACGTCGTCTACGTTGCTGCCGTTAAACATGCGCTTAACTTCTGTCGGCTCAACGCGCTTGTTTTTGTTGACGTAGATTCGCTGCCCACCTAGTTCATGGCGTATGGCATCGGCAAAGGCGCTTTGTAGCGCCGTTTTCTGCCCTTGCTCTAACGTGCTGCGCTCTAGCACTTTTTCGATCACCTTGTCTAAAGCCACGCTTGATCCGTAAACGGTTGCTGGCGTTTGCGCTGTTTTGGCTTCACTTCGCTATCAGTTGTCGTTTTTTGTGCTGCGTTGCTTCGTTTAGGCGCTGACTTGTTGCCGATCAAACGCACGCACGCTAACCCGTAAACGCGCACGTCTAGCGCTTCGTTTCGCGCGCGGGTTTGCACCCATTCCTGCCGTGGCCTGCCTTTGTTGTAGCGCGTCACCAACTTTTCAGCCGTTAGCTGCGCAAAATATTCATCGTCGTATTCCGTTTCGTTTGGGAAGTGCATAAAGCCGGGCGATGGTTCGCTGAGTTGTAGCCTAGACATAATGATGGCTTTGCCTTGGTCAACGCCTATCGGTTCGGGGGTCACGGTGCGCTGTCGCCTTTTGCGAAGGCGCAGCGCCCTCTTTTGTGCGTCTTGGATCAGCGGTATCCCGGCACCGGCTTGACCCTTAATGGCCCAACAGTATTTGCGCTTTGCTACAAAGTCATAACAGAACTGCGTGTTGTAACCTGAGTCGATCACCACGCCATCGGGCTGCATGTCGTTAAGCGTTTCGGCTAGGTCATCCCACACCGCTGGCTGCGCTGTGTCGCCCGGTAGAACCACATATTCTAACGCCCAGCTTTCCTCATCAGCCGCCCAACCGACGTGCTCAAGCTCTAACCGGTCTTTTTGTACGTCAACAGCAACAGTCCGACACGCAAATGTTTGATCGTGTTCGTATTCCTCGCGCCTTAATATCAGGCCGGTTGGGTCAACCTGTTCGCCGGTTTCTTCCCACGTTTTGCCCAGCACCGTGTTTACGAAAGTTTTGAGTTGTTCCTGCCCTGCGTGCTTGGCGCTGATAAAATCTTCGGCAGCGTCGGCCCATGAGTACCAGCCAGCCGGGGAATAAAGCGAACTTAAATGATAGCCGCGATAACGCCCCTTTGCAGTTGGTCGCCATTCGCCAGCGTTCAGCATATTTGTTTTGTGGCTTTCGCTGCTCAACGCACCGCATTCCCGGCACGCAAACTGTGCGCTCTGTGGTTCGTTTTCTGTCCAAACTATTTGCTCCCATTCAATAGGCTGCATTTCGCCGCACTCCGGGCACGGCACAAAGTAGCGGCGCTGGTCGCTTTGTTCGTAATAATCCTCAATAGTCGATAACCCTTTGATCGTGGGCGTGCTGACCATTAGCACTTTGCGGTTACGCCTAAACGTTGCGGTGCGTCTAACCGCTAGCTGTATCGGTGAACCTTCGCCGTCAAGGTCGCTAGGGAAGCCGTCTACTTCGTCTAAGAACAAATAGCGTGCAGGCATTGAGCGCAAACCGACTGCACTGTTGCTGCCGGTCATTATCAGCGTGCCGCCGGGGTAGTCTTTTTGGAACAACGTATTGCCTGAGTCCCTAGCACGTGGCGTTGCTACTTTATCGCGCACCGCTGGTATGGCCTCAATTGCTGGCGCGATTCGCTGTTTGCTCACGCGCTTGGCTGCGTCAACGGTTGGCAGCACATAAAGCATTGGTGCTGGCGCATGGTGAATTGCGTAAAGCACAAAATTTATCCCGCCTTCGCTTGCGCCAACCTGAGCGCCTTTTTGGAACACCACAAACTCTGCTGGGTCGCTGGCGCTTAGAGAGTCCATGATTTCACGCAGGTAAGGCGTGCGATCTGTACGCCACTTGCCCGGCTCACTGCTGCTGGCTTGGTCAAGTAGTCGGTGCTCGTCGGCCCATTGCGACACTGTTAAGTCGGGTTCGGGCGCTAACGCTTCCGCGTAAATGTGCTGGTAGTTAACGCTTGCGTGAGAGTTCAATAGATAGCCCCATCAATGTTGCGCGAATCTCTTTTCGTAGCTCTGCCGCAATCTGTTTCTCAGTGCGCCCAACCAGTAAAGAAGCAAGACGATCAGGAACAGCAAGGAAAGCATCACGGACTGCCCTAGCGGTCTGGTCTGCTTGCTTTTTGATGGCGTCGGCTTCGACCAATTCGCCCTTGCGCTTTTT